GCAGAGAAACACTCCTGGGTAAAATCCCGTCCGCTCCATATGCGCCTCAATCAGAGCGTTGCGCCGTTCCTCGTCAACTTCGCCGTCGTCGTCGAGATAGTCACTCTCGGGAATTATTTTTTCGCCGGATTGATATACCCCTCGGTCGACCGCAAAGATCCCGGAATCAACGATCAAAATCTGGTCCGAGCCCAGAGATACGGTTAGAGTTGGGGGGTACCAGTCAACGTAGATATCGTGATCGGCCAAATAGTCTTCTAGAAAATCTCTTTCGGCGTACGGGATCGATCTGAGCACGTCGAAGCGACACCGCGCCTCAACGTTGTCAAACTCCTCGACGTAATAGCTCACGCCGTCGAAGTCCCGCAGCTTGCGGATCATCTCCTGTAGCTCATGCCAGCTATTGTATTTTTTGTTCAGCTCGGCTTGGATCGCACCCCTGATTTCCTCGATCTTTGCAAACTTCTCCGCCTTCAGGCATTCCAATTGTTCGAATAATTTTGCTACTTTATCCATGATTTAATTTAATCCTCCGATTTGTTTGGGGGAGAGGGCCCCGAGGGACTTAGCTCGGGCTCGGTTCAACGCGCAGTTATTCAATCCGGTTACTCACTTCAAACACAGTGACCCACTCCCCGTCGCGCAACGCCTCAATCCTACAGTTATAGCGGCTATAGGACTCGCGCGCGTGGTTAGACGAATAATCGTACACGATCTGGTAGTCCTCGGCCGGACCGCCGTAATCACCGAGGGCTGCGAGCTCGTCGACCTCAGCAAGAGACTCACAGCGCTCGCTCTCTCCGGCCCCGTCAGAGAACCATACAGGGACCGCGTGGTCGAGTGTGGGAACCTGGCAGTGATGATACGCTTCGCGTAGGATCTCGTCATACGTGGTCGACATCTCGTATCTCCTTATGGCGCCCCCCCCCGAGGGGCGCAGGGTTAGTAAAAAGTAACTTTTATTTTTTCCTTCTGGCTTCGTACTCCGCGGCCCGGCGTTGCCGTCGCTCCATACGCTCACGTCCGTCTTTCAGACTCTGCTGCACAAACTCTGGATACGACATCCGTTTTTCCGGATCCTCAAATGTGCAATATCGATCCCAGTCCTCTCCGAGACGCATGATCACGTACACGAGCTGACTTTCCCACGCATCGAGACGATATTGAGCCGCCTTGTTCAGAACCGCGTCTAGACTGGGCGCGTCGAGCCAAGCTTTTGCCTCGGTCACTCGAGCAACCCACTCTAGGACCGGGCGAAATGGTTCGAGGTCGACGCCAGGATCCTGCAGCAAATATTGCAACCGCTTTTTACGCACGTCCTCGGCGTATCGTATCTGTTTCTCGCTGACTCCGTTGAGTGGAGGCAGGTAATCGTTGATGTTCATTTTCATGCCCTTTCAGTTTGTGTTTAGGGGCGCGGGATGATTAGTCTTGCCAGTGGGCCATTTCCTGCGCTATCTCCTCAGGCGTCAGGCCGCCCATCTCCAGCGCGTACTCGGTCATCAAGCGAGGCGTTATGCACTCGGCGGCAAAGGTGCCGGTCGTGTAGTCCCTGATGGTCCCTTCGTCGAGGATCACCTCCCAGCCCTCAGGGCTGCTATAGTATTTGAGCACTCCGCCGTGCTCGCGCCAAGCTTCGAGAGCCTCTTTGAAGTCGCGGAAGAACATGCTCATCATGATCGTATCTCCTATGGTTGTGTTCGTCACACGTTCTACTCATCGGCATTCCGCAACAAAACTTTAGCACTTTGTTTGATTTTTCTTTAACTCCGCGTAAACGTTAATATTTTTTGTCGGACCCGAAAAGTGATTGACGCGCGGCGCTTAGCGGTGACTATCTGAGTTGCTAAGATGACGAGCCTGTAACCACTTTGTAGTAATTCTCGCCTCCAAGTAGGCGCTCAATATATTCAAATTTTAAAGGGAGATCAATTATTTTCGTTGTGGGCGGAGATCCACTCTTGGAAGTACGATTTAATAGACTTCTCAAGGGGTTCTTGGGCACGCAGGGTCTTATACTTTTCCAAGAGAGGAACCCTTTTCTTTTCAGACTGAGCCATAGGCTGACCCTCTTCTGGGGCAGATTGACCGTCCTGGCCTTCCTGAGGAGCCCCGCCTTGAGCCGCTTGCTCTTGTTGCTGAGCCTGTTCATCTTGAGCCATCTCATGATGATCGCTAGCCATTTGTTGTTGCTGTTCCATCATTTGAATCTGCTGAGCCTGGGCTTCTAACTGCATCTGAGCACTAGCCTGTTGCATCTTGACGGGCTGAACTTTCAACTGCTGATAAGCCTGATTAAGATTCGGATCGATGATAAAGTCGTACTCTGGCTTCTTAGAGGCTCCCTCTTCACCGAAGAACTTCTCCATAAAGATACCGTATTTCATATACCTTACAACGTTCGCATGAAACGCTGGGGCAAGAGGAACGTCACCACCATAGGGGATCGTCTCTTTCTTCTCAGAGTCAGAGTACAGACTGGACATCGTAGCGGTAGTATTCAGCTCCGCCTGCTGCCTATTAAGAACAGCATCACGAGTATCCTCACCAACACCGACGTACTCTATGGTGTAGAGTTTTCTTGCTTCCGGGAAGTTCTCGTACATGATCTCATTGATACCCTCGAATATAACATCGAGAACCATCCTGAGACCACGCTCTTCACCTCTGATAATATCTTCTTGCTTGTTGGACTGGGTCAGACCGCCTTGGGGCAGTGATAAGTGACCATATCCCATCTCCTGAGGAGAGATCTGGAACGCAGAGCAGAGAGCCCTAATAACGTGCTCTTCTACTTGCAGGAACTCCATATCCCTTGGAGTATTCGACAGATTTACCCAATTGGCCCTAACGGGACCGCCAATAACTGGAGTCACCGCAGAGTTGTCGGTTCTTGTTACGAAGTTGTGGAACTGTTGTCTGAAATCTTCCAGGTCGGCATCTGACAACTGAACGCTAGGGTCGGTCGATTCTAGTACGACTATACCCCTTGTAGCCATACCCTTAATAAACTGATTTCTCAGATATCCAAGAGTCTGCTGATGAATGAATGTCATATAGATAGCCATCTCGATCGGAGCGAGAGGATATCCTTGTAGGTCGAATAACGCTTGCTTCTGGTAGTACCAAATGTCCAGTTCGTCGTCTGTAAAGAAGTTTACATTCTGACCATTGATCTTCTGGACCCAGGCTGCTGGCCTTTCATTCTCATCAAGAGCGTTATACTCTGCATTGTCCTTGAGAGAGTCTGGATGAGTCTCTTCTGCTAGACCAATGTGAACACTTTCCCCGTGTTCTACGGGAGCAATAGTCTCAATTGGGATAGGGCGAAACATAACTGTAACGCCCTCGTGGTTCTTGAACTTCTGTGTTCCGCAGCGACCAAATGTCAGGAGGTTTCTTACCTGAGCCTGAATGAAGTCTTTAAGAGAACACCACTTGAAAGTGGGGTCTGCGCCACGAAATGCATAGTTAATTATGTCTTCATCGCTAGTACCGCAGTTGAGGACCCATTCCTGGATCGCACGCATCTGGGACTCACGGCGATTACACTCAAAATTGTACTCTTCTTCTGTCTCGAAATCGTCCCTTCTGATGGGGTTGATCTCTCTGATCCTCATGCCCTTATCGAACTTACTCGCAGAAGGCTGACCACAGACGCCGGCCTGACCCACACGAGTAACAATGATCGCAGAGATGTAAGGGTCTACAAGGCTTACATGTCTTAGTTCGCTGTCACTAAGCCTCTGATAACCCTTGATAAGGGTATTATCTGGATTTGTCGAGACATGACTGCTACCGAATACAATCTTGGACCGGCTGTACTTACCCTTCACATCCTTTTCGATGGTGACAGGCTTAACAGCCTTCTGAAGCCCCATACCGACGCGGAGAGCGTCACTGAGATCATGCATACTAGAACTCTGAGGAGAGCCAACATTATTATCATCGACGGCAAATGACAAAATCTTCTTGCTCGGTTCCTTTTTGGACTTCGCAAGGCGAGTAGTCTTTGTTGCTGGTCTCTTCTTTTTAGCCATTATTTAACCACTGCGGCGAATTGTGCATCTACGCAAATAGTATCGCTTGAATCGTTTTGGACTTCAACCTTATACGCCTTCACGCTTCCAATAAACAGGGCTTCGGACGAAGTGAGAAGATCTACCGTGAAAGCCTCTTGATCATTTACTTTCACCTTGAAGGCACTGTTACCTAGAAGGTGCAGGAACCCAATCAAGTGATCGTACAAGCGAATGAAGTTATCTGCACCCAAAACAAGAGTCTCAACCACTCCATAACTATTTACAATCTCAACGTAATCAGACGAAAGGTCGGTTACTTGAAAAGTTCCCTTGTTCGACTGATTAATGTCATCGCCAATGACAGACAGAGTATCTCCAACCTTCACGGGTCCATTGCTGAATACTCTGAAGGCAAAGTCGAAGTCTGCTCCAAGCGTGATTGGACCAACATCTACGCTATACGTCTGATTATCAATCACTTCGATATAGTCGGTACCCTTGGACTGAACCACGAACGACTTTCCAAGATTCACTTCGTTAAAAGGACTTGTGAAAGCATCTGTATTCTTTTCCAATTTCAGAATATCGCCGATCTGAACAGCGGTAGTCACCATGGCCGCTCCGCCAGTTCTTTGGAACCTGACAGTATTAGGAGCAACACGAGTTACAGTGATTTCGGTCGTAGCGTCTACAGAAAGGTCTCGTTTGGTACGGAAATTTGGGGCTGCGCCAGTGCCTGTCCAGCGGATGCGAATGAGGTCTTGCTCAGCAAAAGGGCGCTCGAAGGACAGTTCAGAGGTCGCATCCAGACCCAGGGGTCGAAGAGTAGTTACAACATCGCGAGACTCACCTGGGGAAAGAGTAAGTTCCCTAGTGTTGGCGTGCTGAGTGATAATTGACTGAAATGATTTAGCAATATCCCCGCCAAGGCGAACCTGAGGATTCGTTGGACTAGGGTCTTTGTAGGAGATTAAGCCATAGTTTAGATTGAGATAAGACATTTATATCCCTCGTCAGAGTCGATCCCTCATTAATTATATCACCCGGAGAATCCTCTGGGAAGTCACCTAGAAACTGTACTTCAGCCGACTTTTCTTTGGCTTAGGCGGTTCAGGGTCTGGCTTATCATCCTCAGGCACATTACCCTTTAACTTTTCATTAAAATGCTGAACATCTCGAACGGTCTGTAACTGCTTTTCTTTAGAGAAAATACCGCTAAGTCCGTATTCTTGCTCGAAAAATTTAGCAATCTCTTTCCTTCCTATTTCTTCTGCAATAGCCTTCTCGCGAGACTTCCTATAATCGTCCAGATTTGTATGGATCTCAGGCTCAGGCTGAGCACTCTTGATAGTAATATGAAGATCTTGGATGAACGGGTCTAGGGCATACCGCAATGCGTCGATTGTGTGGTTCCACTTATTTTCCTCGAACTTATTGAAATCCCAGCCCAAAGCAGTCTTTTTATGGGTCCAACGCTGGAATTCTTCAATCATAATAGCGTTTCCAGTCGCCTGACCAGTTGGATGCCTCTGACCGTCGGAGTCGTCCAAGATACAAAAACTCGTACTCTGAAGGATTGGGTTCCACAGAAGGCTGCGAATGAAGGAGACACCTGTTTCGATTCTCGGAGGCTTGGTCCGAAGGGACGGGACATTGTGCTTGGCAAAATAGGTAGGAGACGCCGGATCTGCCATATCAGGGGCCAAGTGCTCACCGGGCATATACGGCCATATCTGTGTCGAAATATAGTCTGCCCACACGTTATTGGCGTGCTCATAGGCTGATTCGACATGGATTACACAACACCTTTTTTGGGTACGATGAAACCCAACAACGACTACTACGGACGGGTCAGGTTTAAATCCCCAGTCAACTCCGTAACATATGGTCCACCCAGCCTTGATAAGGGCTTCGTAAATTTCAGTTTTCTTTGGAGTGATTCGTCTAAGTTCCGCCTTGGTTCCGTCTTCAATGATTCGGTCGAGTTCTGCCTCTTCCAGTCCGTCAGGATTGAAACGCTCGCCAATAGCCCACTCGTAGAACTCGATAGGGTCCTTGACGTTCCTGTGGTACGAGAATGATCGGAACACGAGAGATGTGGACTCTGGCTTCCAGTTAAGAGACTGGGCCACGATGACCTGAGGATCTCCTACAGCCTCAAGAACGTCGCCTACGAAGTTCCTGGAACGAAGCATTCCACTTGTTCCCCTCTGCTTCACCGATCTTCCCTGGCAGGCAATAAAGGCTGGACAGGACTTACACCCTTCCCAGGCAGACACTTCCTTCCACTGACCACGAATATTGCCAGCGATCTTTGCCTCGAAGTCTTCCTTGCCCCAGATAGTCTCAAGGGTCTCTGTGTGGATATAGGCTACTTGTGGTCCATGTTCTGGCAAGTGAATATCGTCAGCACATTTCTCCATAAAATCTACGGTTGACCATTTATGGAGTTTTATACGAGAGTTTGTTGTCAAGTTTATTTGCGACCGCTCAGCCTTATCGATAAGATCCTGAATAGGACCATCATTGGACTTACGCGAGGAAAGGTAGATGAATACAGGATCAAATCTGTGCCCATCTCTCGTCGGGTCGGCGACGTATGCAACCTCTGACAAGATCTCTTTTGGGGTAAGGTCAACTTCATCAAGAGTCAACAATGACGCACGAGGGGAGTTAGCACCCTTCTTTGTAGCGGTAACAACTCGAAGCGTAGCCTCACTCTTTTTGGTGTAGTCATTGGCCGGAAGATTGAGAAGCCTCTTGGTTCTGGCGTTGTCAACCAATCGGTATGGTGCCAACTCTGGGATACCAAGAAAACTATCCAAGTAACGAATAGACGTAAGAGACTGGTCAAGGATAGCAGCAATGTGAGCGCCATCCCTTCGGAAGTGTAGGAGAGACAGGAACTGAATAATAGAAGATGTTAGGGTTTTCGTTGTGTTACGAGCAGCGGCCACGACGTGACGTGTAGGACCCTTACCAGTGAGAAGCACATTGTACACCTGCCAAACAAATTTTAAAGGAGCAGAAGTCGAATCTTCGTCAACAGTATCCCAAGGCAGTTCCAGCTTAAGGAATGCTCTAAGATAGTTATCGAGTGCCTCGGCTGTAAGACAAGGCTCGATAAGTAGCTTGAGTTTGTCAAATTCCTTCTTGTCCATCTGCCAGCGCCTTTAGTTTCTCGGCTCTCTCTTTGGCTGCCGCTAATTTCTTCTCTTCGGCGCTCTTGACCTCTTCTGGGGAGGAATTGTTATTGATCTGAACATTCTGAGCATGAATCACAGTACCTGGAGGGGCAATCGGATTACCACTTGGATCTACCATTCCGTTGAGTTTCATGACGATATCAACAAGATTCTGCAATCCACTAAGAGACTTGACAGCTAAGTGACTCTTAATCGCCTCTTTCTTTCCGCTCAACACGTCAGCCAGTTCTTGTTGAGACGCCAAGAAGGTCGCCACGAGCATCATGTTAGCAATATTCTTTTGCATTTCCATAGCGACATTGGGTCCGCCAGTCTGCAAAAGATTTCTTTTCTCCGCCCACCTAGAATGAGCCGCCGTAAGACATATAACATCAAACGGGAAACCGGAAGCCTTTGCTACAGCCTCCAGGCTATATCCCATCATATAGAGCATGAATGGTCCGACTTCCTTGTCGGCAGAAAGATGAGAGGTCATACCATTTCTGATATAACGCTTCAC